TAGTGGATTCGCCGGATGGCGCACCACAGTTGCAGACGCAAAGAACAATATAGGCGAAGGCAGCGGTAGAGCATATGGTCTCTTCGTTGTTGTTTCATCTTCTGCTGTTGACCCAACGGGTACACTAGCTGCTGTTTGGTACGTCAATAGCGGTACCGTGGCTCTTTCCGGCAACTCATACGGCGCCACCGACCACGATGCGAAACTCGCGACCGGTCACGCTTCAACTTACAATACTGCTTCTTTATGTCGTTATTTCAAAGCATCATCTGCTGGCACGTGGAAAGCTCAAGTAAGAGTTGGCGGCACAATTGTACTGGATACCAAATTCAATCTTACTAATGCTAGCTCAGAAAACTTTATTAGAAAGGTTTTTAACACAAACCCAACATTATCGAATACTGCAATTACAGACACCGATGCTCGGATCAAATACTGGCTTGGTGAGTCTTATGAAGACGAAGCAAGAATTGTCTTGGACGCGGGTGATGTAGACAACCAATATGCGTTCATCGCCCCGCTTGATAACACCATTGCCAATGGAGGCAATAAAACTAGAGATTATGCAGATCCACGCACTGGCTGGTTCTTCGCTCAAGACGTTACTCTAGATAGTGAGAACTATGATGCACAAGATATGCAAAAGCTATTCCGCATCGTTGCAAAAAACACAGGGCGCTGGGCGTCTAGAGGTCTTAAGATTTCAATCTCAGATCTTAGAGCGCCAACTGATGATTTCAACAGTTATGGTACTTTTTCAGTTCAGATTCGTGATATGAAAGATACCGATAATCGCCCCAAAATTTTAGAGCAATTCAATAATTGCAATTTGAATCCTGCATCTGAAAATTATATTGCAAGAAAAATTGGTAATACATATTTGACATGGAGTGACGAAGACAGAAGATATCGCACATATGGCGATTTCAGAAGTCACTCGGCTTATATATATGTTGAAATGGCAGACGCCGTACACGAAGCAACAACAGATCCTCAATATCTACCCTTTGGTGTTTTCGGTCCTCCTATTTTCAATAGCTTTACCGACAGTCAAACTGCAACGCCAGTCTCTCTTGTAACCGGTGGTATGGATTATCAAGCTATAGATCCCGCTGGCGGTACAAATAACCAAGCCGATTGGCAAGGTCAAACTGTATCTGGTGGTTTTGGTGCAACTTATACGTTCCCGACACTTCGACGCCGCGTTTCCGCTTCTGAAGGCAACCCAGTCGACCCAAGGGACGTTTATTTTGGAGTTGATACCACGTTCAATCGATCTGGTCGACCTTCTGTAACCATTGGTGATTACACCGGTCCCCTTCCCGAAGGCTATAGCGACGAAGCAATGTGGTCGGGTGGAGAAGCGACACAAAAGTTCTCATGGATCTTTACTTTGGATGACATGTGCAACACAGATATTGTTACTGCAACAAATGCAGTAACTGGCACTAATGTTTATTCTAGTGGTTCCCGCCAAGGCGGCGCCCCCAACGCTGGATTAGCATATCTCAACAGTACTTCTTGGAAGAACGTATTGAATGCAGGCGCCAATGAATTTACAACTGTGTTACACGGTGGCTTTGATGGACTAAACATTAAAGAAACTGAGCCGTTTAGAAACACGATTTGGGATGGAGCCACAGCACCAACAGAATTAGATTGTTATACATTCAATTCTGTCAAAGTGGCTATCGATAGCCTAAGAGATCCTGAAGTCGTTGAATTTGACCTAGCCACAATGCCTGGAATCACAAACAATACTTTGAATAGAAATCTTGTTGATTTATGTGAATCACGCGGTGACGCTTTAGCTGTTATTGATTTGAAAGGTGGTTATGTGCCATCTTCAGAAAATATTTCCTCTCTAAGTGACAGAATGGGTTCTGTCGATAGTGCAATTGACAATAAGAAAGATAGTTTGCAAATCAATTCTAGTTTTGGCTGCGCTTACTATCCATGGGTACAAGTGCAAGACACCCTCAATGGTGCGCTTGTGTGGGTACCACCATCAGTGGCTGCTATTGGGGCTATGTCTTATGGACAAGCCAAGCAGGAGCTTTGGTTCGCACCCGCTGGTTTCACCAGAGGTGGCTTATCAATGAATAATTCTGCAGGGCTTCCCGTTACAGCAGTGCGCGAAAGACTTGTTTCTAAAGACAGAGATAAGCTTTACGAAGCTAACATCAATCCTATTGCTCAATTCCCAGCAGAAGGTATTGTGATCTTCGGTCAGAAAACATTGCAGGTCACACACTCTGCATTAGACCGAATTAATGTACGTCGTTTGCTGATTTATCTCAAGCGACAGATTTCTAAAGTTGCGGCAACATTATTGTTTGATCAAAATGTTGAATCTACTTGGAATCGATTCCGTGGTCAAGTTCTTCCAATATTAGCTGACGTAAAAGCTAGATTAGGTCTAGAGGCTTACAAGCTCATCTTGGATGAAACTACCACTACTCCTGATTTGATTGACAGAAACATCATGTATGCACAAATCTTCCTCAAGCCAACTCGTGCAATCGAGTTCATTGCGATTGACTTTGTAATTACAGATTCTGGCGCAGCATTTGAGGATTAAAAAACAATCAGACTATTTATTACAGAGACTGGATAAGGAGACACAGTAAATGACATTTTGGAGTTCAAATAAGGTAGAGCCAAAAAGAAGCTTTAGATTTCTTTTGGAACTCACCCCTCAAACCGGTGGCAAAATTGCAACCTATTTTATTAAGACAGTAAAGAAGCCCCAATTTCAAATGGATGGTCAAGCAGAAGTCAAATACATTCAGCATACTTTCAAGTATCCCGGTCGTATTACTTGGCAACCTATTGACGTTACTCTCCTTGACCCAGCAGATCCGGATTCAGCAGCAGTAATGATGAATATCCTTAGAGATTCAGGTTATCACAAGCCTGATACACCTGATAATTCGAAAGAATCCATTTCCAAGTCTAAAGCTAACAAGGGAATGGGCGCTGTATTCATCAGACAGATTGATGCAGAAGGAGAAAAGGTTTCAGAGTGGTCGTTGCATAACCCATTTTTGACTAATGTTGATTTTGGTTCGCTTGGTTACGATAGTGATGATATAGTGGAATATACTTTGACTATTGATTACGATTTTGCTACAATGTGGTCAAAAGCAACGAAAGTGTCGCCCGGTGTCGGGACAGGCGGCTAAAAGTAGAGAAATTACATGGCGTGGTGGGCATCAAACAAAGTAGAACCTAAAAGGGCTTACCGCTGGATTGCGTACATCAATATGTATAGTGCTGGGGGATCCGATTTTGGTCCCAAACCACATCTTGTACAAAGCTTTACAAAACCAACCTTCACTTTAGATAGCGAAAAAATTATTAATAACTTTACATCAGAGACTATAATCGCCACAAAAAACTACGTTTGGAATGATATAAGTATCACGATGATAGATACTGAAGACCCAACGTTCAATACATCTAACTCTTTTTATAAATGGCTAACCGGTTTAGGGTATCAACCCGTCCAAAGTGCCGAAGGTATGAGTACTCTATTCACTAATATACAAAATGATAGATTAGTTATAACTTTGCATCAAATAAATGCTGACGGCGACAAAATTGATGGCTGGGACTTTATCAAACCACAACCAACAACAATTGATTTTGGCGGCGAATTAAGCTATGATTCGGACGACTCTGTGAAAGTGACAATGGGTATTACATACGTTGCAGCCAAATATAAAAAGTTTTAATAAACTTAAATAATTATATCATATGGTTTATAATAAAACATTCTTGGAGGAATTATGAGAAATAATCAAGACAGACTAGGTGTTGAACCACCTAAAGACAATTTACAGCCAAATCATGAGCCGCCCGTGGTGCCACAAGCTCAAGAGAATAGTTTGCAGTTTATTGTACCAACGGAAATTGTAGAGCTACCTAGCAAGGGACTCTTTTATGAAGAAGGACATCCCTTACACAATAGAGAAACAATTGAAATCAGACATATGACGACCAAAGAAGAAGATATTCTTATCAATCAGAGCTATGTCAAGAACGGGACAGCTGTTGATCGCTTATTACAAGCTGTTTTAGTTGAACCTAAGATGAAAGTCGACGATATGCTTGTTGGCGACAAGAACGCACTCACAGTGGCTTGTAGAATCTATGGATATGGATCCGAATATATAACAAAATTTGGCTGTCCTTCATGTGGAGTAATACAGGAGCATAGTTTCGATCTATTAGAGCTAGAACATAATGATTATGCCGAAAATCTAGAAGAATTCAACGCTACAGTCGATTATGACCGTTGTACGGTTATACTCCCGATTCCGCGCACAAAGACGAAACTAGAGCTAAAAATACTCAAAGATGACTCAAATGTTAAGCAAAAAGGTAAGAGCGCCCGTAAGAAAAACAAAGAAGCTTTTATTATCACAAAGCAATATGAAAAGATGATTCATTCTGTGAATGGCAATTCTGATAGAATGTATGTAAAGAGCTACATTGGTACAATGTCTGCTTTGGATAGTAGATTTTTGAGAAGCGCTTATAATAAAATAGTTCCAGGTATTAACTTCACATGCGATTTTGAATGTGGAGAATGTGAGCATGAAGCTGAAGTAGAGGTTCCGCTTACTGCGGACTTTTTTTGGCCTAAGTCCTAATTACGTTAAACAGGTATATGAACAGTTCTTCTATATGAAATACTATGGGGGCTGGAGTCTGTTTGAGTTATACTCCCTACCAATTGGTCTGCGAGATTGGTACTTCAAAATGCTTTTAGACCACAAAGAGAAAGAGAATGAAGAAATCAAGAAATCCCAACGCAAAAATAAACGCCGCTAGTAAGTCCCGGTTTTAAGAAATAAAACTATTTATCTTTATGGAAGAAAAGATTATTATTGACTTAGATAAACTCAAAATGCTGAATGAGAGCGCCGCTCTTATTAAATTTGGAGCTAAAGTCAAAAAAATGCTTTATTATATGTTTGCACCATCCGGCACAGGCTTCGGACAATTCTATCTTAGAGGCGGTTCAGGAGACGTTCAGACGTTTGCTGCTGTACTAGCCTCAGAAAAAAGATATATGGATGCTTTCCTCAAAAATGGTCTAAACGACCCCTCAGTTTTGCACAATCGATATGCTTTAGAAAGATCAGTCAGAAATTTCGAGCAACAAACAGGTATTAAGTGGCCATTGAAATAAAGGAATTTTTAACTAATGGCTGATGATAAACTTACCACCCTCCGAGAACAACTCGAATTACAAGAAAGACTGCAGGTTTTATTAGATCAAGAAGAAACCACTCTAAAGAACATATTAGACCAAGAACAACATATAGGCGATAAACTACAAGAGCGTTTGGGAGAGCAAAACAAGTATGCAACTGAAGCTGAAAGATTAGCGCTCATTCATGCAGATCAGGTTCAGGCTACAAGTGAAAAAATACGATTAACTAAAGAACTTCAGGAACTTAACCGTATTAGCGGCGAGAAGACTGAAAAACAAACGGAGAGAATTGCAGAATTAGAAGCAGCTGGATTAATAGCATCAGAGGCTACTCTAAAGACCGCACAAGATCATTTAGAAAATCTAAAAAAACAACAAAAAGAAAATGATAAATTAGTCAAGATTCAAGGTGATGCAGAAAAAATAGCTGAAAATCGGCTCCAACAGTCTTTAGGTCTCACTAATCAAACTGAAGATTTCGCTGATGTTTTGCTGGATGCTATTGAAAGCGGTAAAGACCTTGGAGACGCTTTTGCTGGAGTAAGCAAATCGATGTCAAAAGTGATTACTGCATCTAATATGCTTAAAACTGCCAAAAACTTCATGACAGATTTCACCGATAGTGCGTGGAAAAATGCAACATCTATGGATGGACTCCTCATGCGCTGGCAGGAAATGGGGAAACAGCTAACGAAAGCCACAGGCGCTCAAAAAAGATTTGGTGAAGAAGCAAAGAATCTTACTCTTGCAATGAATGA